AGCTCCCTTTCTCAAAGGCGACTTTTGGTTAGTCGGTTCTGAGTCTTGGAATGCGTCTTACTCCGGAGTGAATCCTCACTCGGCGTATGCGCAATACTACATAGGGTCTCCTGCCCATTCTCATCGGGTATTATATACCCGTACTAAACAGGCAGGACTGTCGGTACCCACACCGTCCTTCAAACCCGTAGCTGACGCTCTGTCACTACGGCACTTTGAGAACGGCATGGCTTTACTTGCTAGTGCTTTTCACCATTAACTTTAACCTTTCTATTTTCCTATTTATTTAAGGAGCCTATCATGGCACAAATGGCGAATTTTCTCGTCAAAGACGACGCAGCCACTCCTAAAGAGTGGACTTTATCTCCCGTTACCGATACTCCAAATCCTTTTTGGCGGTCGATTGATGCTTCGATTCCCATTGAAGGTCAGGTTCGCCTGAACTTCACTGAAACTAAGCTCAAATCCGGGAATTATAAGTTATCTGCGAAGCTGGAAGTCCCCGTTATGGAGACTCTGGGTGCTTCAGGTACGAGTGCAGGTTATGTTGCTCCTCCTAAGGTTGCATATACGACGACTGCGATCATTTCTATGTTCGTAGACCGCCGTAGTACATCTCAGGATAGAGCTAACGCCCTGCGAATGTTAGTAGGTGTGTTGCAAGGAGCTTCTGCTACTACCGCGACTGGTACTCTGGCCAACACTGCTTCTGGCCAAGCCTTTCTTGGTAGTGGTGCAGCCGCTCCACAGCTATTTACTAACCTCGTCCTGCCTAACTAATAGGTTAGGTCCTTTCAACTCCTTGGGTCTTATGCCCTCGGATTCCCTTATTGGAGGAATCTATGAGCTGGATTAAAAGCTTTTCCCAGGAACAGTCTCTCGAAATTATCCGGGAACTCTCCGAAGCCTGCTGTCGCCTAAGTTCGAACTCACAGCCGTGTGTAGATCTTCTACATATGGTCCGTAAGGGTGACTACTTAGGTATCTCGAAATATTCTTTTCGGGATATATACAACGTTACAAATGTCGAGTCAGCTTTTTATGCTCGTCAGATACAGGCATTTTTTAATAAAAATTCCTCTATTGACTTAGGCATCGATACTGAACTCGCTGCATTTGAGGCGTTTAAAGAGAGCGAGAGAAAGTGTAAGATCACTAATCATCGTCTTAGATGCACTGTCCCGGAATGGGACGTTGGCAGTATACTGTATATTGCTCAACGAAAAATCAGTCGCATATTAGGTGACGTGCCGGATCTTGCTTCTTTAGACTTCTCTTTTGGGCCAGGAGCAAACACCAGCGTGAATAGCCGGGAAGCTAACATCCGTGTTAAACTTTCTCGGCCACTAGGCTGTAGTCAATCGATGTTACCACTTTTGCCCGAATTCTTATCCGAATTTCCGGCTTGGATGGAATATCATAGTGTTAATTCACCAGATATCTCTATCCATAGTGGTAATCTCTCGTTTGTACCGAAGAACTCTCAGATAGATCGCGCAATTGTCGTAGAACCTTCCCTTAACACCGTTTTCCAACGGGGTGTAGGTAAGTACATACGGCAGCGTTTACTTTCTAGAGGTCTTGATCTTCGTACACAGGAGCGAAACCAGAGAGGCGCCCTACAGGGCTCCCTCGATGGTTCTCTCGCTACTGTTGATCTCAGCCCTG